CAAGAGGATTAACAATGTTAATTGAAGATGTCCTAACAGAATTCAAAAGGACGCATTTAGAACACATAGAAGATATTATTCTATACGACGGCTTTGATGGTGGTAAAAGAGTGCTAGACTATTTTAGGGCTTTAGCAGTTACACTACAAGGTAGTTCGGCTGAGTCTATGTCGGTGTCAGTGAAATGGGATGGAGCACCTGCTGTGGTTTGTGGCACACATCCTCAAACAGGAAAGTTCTTTGTAGGAACAAAATCAGTGTTTGCTAAAAATGCCAAAATAAATTATACAAAATCAGATATTGCTAAGAATCACGGTACAGACGAACTAGGACAGAAGTTATTAAAATGCCTAGTGCATTTAAAAAAGCTGTCAATTGGCGGAGTAGTACAAGGTGATTTGTTGTTCACAGATGATGACCTCACAAGAAGAAATTTTAACAACGTACCGCATATTACATTTACTCCCAACACCATCACATATGCTGTACCTGAAGATACAGATTTAGGCAAACAAATTGATAAAGCCAAAGTGGGAATTATATTTCATACCACATACAATGGAGATAATCTCGAGGATATGTCTGCATCTGCAGGTGCTGATGTGGAATCATTTGGATCTTCGCCTGATGTATTTTTTGATAACGCAACATATAAAGATGTGTCGGGCTCAGCTAAATTTACTGCTGATGAAACTAAAACGTTTATGAATGGTATTGAAAAGTTAGAAGATTTACTACAAAATGTTCCTAGAGATTTGCAAAGTCAATTAGGAAGAAACAAAGACTTTGTTCCAATGTTCCAAATGTATATTAACGCAATGGTGAAACAAGGACAGTTACCGTCTAATGTAAATCAGTTCTTGCAAGGCTTTCAAAAGTTTTACACAGATAGAATGCAACAACAGATTTCAGGATTGAAAGCACAAAAGGCACTAGCTTTAAGACAAGATAAAATGAAACAGATGCCTAATTTTTTACGCCAAGTAAAGAAACCTTTACAAGCTATGTTAACTTTTTACAAAGCTGTGCAACAATTAAAAGGTTTTGTCCTTAAGAAAATGAATCAAGCCATGGCTATAGGATCTTTTCAGCAAACTGAAAAAGGATTAGAAGTTACTGATCCTGAAGGATTTGTAGCTGTTGATAAAACAGGTAACGCTGTTAAACTAGTTGATAGGCTAGGATTTTCAAGAAGAAATTTAACGGCTATCAGCAAATTCAAGAAATAATTCTAAAGTTTTATTAATTTGAACACTTAACTTTTGCCGGTCAAAAAAAGTGTCGTGGTTATGTTTTCTTAAGGCTTGTGTTTGTAAATAAATGTCTCTCCATTTTTTGTTACCACGTTCTACTATTGGGCCGTCGTCGCATAGATCTTTTAAGTCTTTACAAAGTGATAACAAAGCATCCATACGTTTATCAGCATCTTTTTCGAGATCATAATGTTCATTAAAATAATTTCCAAATGTTTTGAATCCCATCTCTTTTAACTTCTGTAAGTACAGATAATTTCCATGCACTACAAAAACGTGTTGAGCAATGATAGGCTTCCATATCTTCTCCGTCATGAATACTTCATAATCATTGTCATTGGTTTCAGAGACTATCGAACACACAGTATCATTGTATGGTGCTTCATATATGTCTTGGTCCATACCAAATCGTGGATACTCCTCAGGCAACACACCAGGCAGTTCGTATTCTGGTGGTAACATCATTTTTGGCTTGCGTAGAAGAAAACTATGTAAACTGTTATCAAGAATCTTGTTATCTAATAACTTATTATACATTTTTACTCGATGTGATCTTCGTGCTTTGTTTAGATAAAGGAAGTCATGGCTTTTATGCCAATAACTACCATTGTGGTTATGTGTGAAATTAAACTTTTTGTCTCGATGTTTTCTATACATTATAAACCAAAACCAACTAACATCTCCTGTCCATTTGACATGTTCTATATCTATTTCTGGATACTGTGTTAATTTACTAATGTTGTCATTGGATTCCCATGGAGTAGCTTGTATAAACACAAAACCCTGGCTGTGTAGTAGTTTACAACGCTTTTGTAATTCAAGTTGGAAGTCATTGTTTCCATGAATCCTGTTGTTTGCTATTCTACTATCAATTATGGCAAACCGCCTGTCATAACTATCCAAATCATAATTGTGCAAAGTGTAATACTCTCCGGTCATATCAAATGATTGATCTTCAAAGGTGTGCATATTGATGAAATCTTCTAAGTCAGTGTGATGACCAGTTTTCATTACATCGGTCAATATAAAATTACGTTGCATTGTGTCTATAAATATGTGTATGATAACCCCATTTTTAAAGTATGTATCAGAAGGACGTGTGGTAAGACGTCAAAGCGACCTACAAAGATACACGTTTCAAGAAATAACAGAACGTATCTATCTGTCTTTTTTAACATTGACTCTCCTAAGAAACTTCAGTCAAACGTTGGGATTTGTAAAAACTTATGCAACTAACACTTTGTCCTATGGTAATTTTGACAGAGTTAGGACCACATCAAATGATCTTCACAACATGTTGGCAGTGGTTGCAGGAGATCCAGATATCACGCAAAAGCTATCTAACAAGAATGCGGCTATGGCAATAAGACAAAGACAAACTGTACCCACTTTGGCTATTAGAAGATACCTAAGAGATTTCAAAGGTTCATATGCTTTTCTTACAGCATTGGAGTCATCGTTGGGAATCACAAATGTTGATTATAAAAATTTACGCAGAGCAATATCTGATTATGCATCGCTAGATACTAGAAGAAAAAAAGCAACCACAACAAGATTGTTGCAAGCTCTTAAAGCCAAACTACCTGGTACTGACTTACAGCGAAAAGCACAAGAGTTTGCCGACAAACAAAAATTAGAATTAGACAATGTGATTGACGCAGAAAGAACTGTACCTCTTGGCGATATTACAGCAGATGAACTTGCGGCATACAGATTGTTAGTTGGTTCAGCAAACGTGAGACGTGCCAAGGTGGCTGTTGATTTGATAAAACAAGGCAAGGCAGTGCCTGCTCCTATAATGCAGGCGTATGCACCTATTATTAGGATGATTGATGACATAGTCAAAGGAGGCTATAATTTTGTAAGATTATTGCAAACTATACGTGACCGTGCAAAAAGAAAATAATAAATGTTGGCGTTGCAAATGTAACGCACACTGTGAAGCACTTTGTAACAACTGTGAAGGCTGTACAGTGTGTGATTGTAAAGACTGCTTAGATAAAGAATAAAAATCCAAGATTAAATAGCCATATATGGCAACACCAAACAATTTTAAAGTAACAGATGCAATTGGAAGCACTGATAATTTTGCAGGCGCAGAAGTAAAGTTCTTTCACATCACGCTTATTCAGGATGACAGTTCTGTACTAGATATAAGAACTGAATTGGATTTTGACGAGACTGTTCACAATTTAATAAGAACTATATTACAACGTGGCACAATTTTATATCAGAGAATAGACAATGCCGCAACAGGCAGAATAGATGTAACCATGGAACGTCCAGGCTGGACAGCCGCAACGCTACAATCAGCAATCAGAGACATGGGTAACAGTGTTGGAGTAAATGAAAAGTCCGTATCACTGTCCGTTGTAGCAGAAACTGAGCTAAAACTGGATAATTCTTAATATAAACACATAATTTACCAATTTTACCACTAAATACAAACAAATGTCACCGGAGCGGTGACATAGTCATTATAATCAGAAAAAAAGGAGGATTAATTATGGCATATACAGGATCACTTCCAGCGGGCGGACCAGGAAACTTTGTTTCACCAAATACTGCACACGAGGCAGATGGTGTAGAAGTTGACTTCATCACGGTGGATTTTATCTCAGCGGTTAACGGGGAAGTAACATTTCCGTTAGCATCAGCAAACACAGCAGGTCTTCAGTTAGCTATGGAAGCAATTCAGAACCAAGGAGTAAACATCCTAGGTAAAGGTGTATTGAGTAACTCAAACACTGAGCAAACTTACATGGTAGCAAGAAGATCATTAGACACAATCAGTTCAACAACAACAGTGGCGGCTATTCAAGCGGCAGTTAGAGCTCTTAACGCAAACTCTAAAATCACAGCAACTATATCATCTGCGACAGCGGCTGATAGAGATATGGGTGACACTTCAGTTGGCGCATAATAATAGAATATAGGAGAAATAAAAAATGGCTTATGATTCTAGTTTGGTTGCAGGTGGAGAAGGTAACACTACTTTTCACGCAACATCAAAATATGACGGCATGGGTAAAGAGTTAGAATTCTTTACAATCGACTACGTCGATGCTATGAACGCTCAAACAGCAAAAGGTGCAGACCAAAACAATGGTGAGAACACTGTAAGAATTTACGGTAACATTGTAGCGGCAGGCCCATTAGCAAACAGTAACACTGAAAAAACTTATATGACTGAAGGAACGGACAACTACGTTGGTTCTCCGGCAACATCAGGCACAGGTGCTTTCACATTTACTGAAACAACAAGTGGTGGCTCATTGGCGACTTTACAAACAGCTCTTAGAGCAGTTTCAGGTCAAAATGGATCAACTACGGCAACGCACACGCAATTAGCAGTATTAACTGCGGCAGTAGTTGCTTAAGGATAAAACTGGAGACTAAAAGATGGCACAAACACCAAATAGATCAACTAACATGATCAGAAGACAATCGTTTAACGGTAAAGGTCTTACTTTCGTTGAAGTTATCTTTGCTCAATCTATCACAGACTCTGCAACAACTCCAGAGTCAAAAGATTCAGTTTTTGACAAAGTAACTAAAGTAATAGGTAAGAACGGTAACCTGTTAGGTTGTTCATACAGATTAGCGGCGGCGGCAACAGCAAATGATGCGGCTGAAGTATCTGAGATCACAGCAGGAAACTCGATTGATTCTTTCCAATTCATAGTTGAAGGAACACCAGGTCAGTTCAATGCAAACGATTCAGTAGGAGACACAAACATAGACGTGACTGCTACTATTGTTGCAGACGCTGAAGCAGACATTGAAGCAGACATTAGAGCAGTATTAGATAGTGACTCTTCAGACAACACTCAGCACGTAAAAGTAAGAACACTTTTACCTGAAGGACACAACAACGGAGATGCAAATACTTTCGTTGGTATGTTTGACCAAAGAGGTGATGCATAATATTTTATAATATTAGCATCTAATATTACCAAAGGGCGGATCTTTTTAAGGTTCGCCCTTTTTTTATGATTAAATATTCGTATGCCTACACCGATAGAAAACACACTACAAATAGTTTTATCACCTGAGAACAAGATGCGGATCAAAGATCCTTACATTTATGACATACCAGAGTCTGATCTATGTTGGTTACACAATTGTGGATCAGCGGCAAAATCTACACTGCAATGGTTGAAAAGAGATTATGGTGGACTTGCCAAAATGACCACTGAGCAAGTAAACGCAAATGAAAAGCCTGCATTTGTGTTATTACAAGAACCAAAATACAGATGGTGGACAGGAGTAATAGAATGGGCAACGTGCTTTGAGGATTACGCATGGTTTAGAAATGATAAAATTATGGAATGGTGGCCACATTTTGATAGGTTCACATTGGCTCCATGGGAAGTAATAGAACAAACAAAAGTTGAACACTATATTAAGGTTGGCCCAGATCTCAATGAAAGAATGCAAAACTTTGCCAGAGAACAAAATTTAAAAATGTACGGAGAGTTTCCTTATATAAAACCCAGGTGGAGAACAGTTAAGTACATAGAAAGAATGGCAAAGGCTTTGCGACCAGCATTGGAAACTGAAATAAGAAGACGTCCAGAACTACAACAAAAATTAGATGACTATCTAGAAAAAGATTATCAATATTATAACAAAGCAAAGTAATTATGCATGAATTTAGAGTCCATACTCTTGTAGACATAACTGATAATGGATCATTGCATAAAACTTTTCCATTTAAAACTCCAGCAGGGGAAACAATCCATGATAAACAAACCCTTGCTATTGCAAAAAATCAAAACAACAATTTCAACACTATTTTACAACTGTTACAAATTAGAGGTAATATCACGTGGGAAAATCCACCTGTCATGTTGACAGGAACACTAGGCAATAGTGGGTTTGGCACAGCTTACGAAGGCACACAAAACAGCTGGCACTTTATATTCTTTACAGAACAGACAGACATCTACGGAGATATTAATAATCCCACTGGTCAACTGGTAGAAGATTTTAATCTAGTTCCTGTAATAAATTTGTGTAAAGAAACTGCAAAATTTCCTACAAACACTTTTATCACGAGGAACCTACACGAACCTACACTTAACACTGTCACTAGCAAACAAAAAGTAATCAATGCACTCACAGGTGACATTATAAACACGTACTTTTCCTATGCTGGCATTCACAATAAATAGTAATGATTAAGGCAAACACAGGCAATAACAAAGGCATTTCTGGCAATGACTCAGGCACAGTTTCAGGCTCTAATAACGGAGGTTCAAAACCTCAAAATTGAGATTAAAAACTATATGAGTACAACTGATTTAGAAAAACAAAACCTGGAAGCACACGTTGATCTTTGTAGTGAAAGATATAAGGGTCTACACGACAGACTATCAGCGATTGAAGTACGACTAGGAAAAATGAATGAAGACATGACAACGGGACACAAGTCTCAATCAAAAACTATTATAGCCACAGCAGGTACAGTGGTAGCAGGATTATTATCCACAGTGGTTGTAATCCTTATGAAATTTCCTGGTTAACATAACTAATTTAAATTACCAAACAAATGTTTATACAAATAGCACCTAGAGTGAAAGTATTCGCCACAGATGAACAAGTAAGATTTATTCTAAAACACTCTAACGCTTCATTCAAAAGTTCACAACTGCCAGCTGATGAAGTACAAATGGCCAAAACTTTAGCTGACAAGGCCATTTTTGTTCGTAAAAAACTTGACAACGACGTGCAATATGCTTTAAATAAAAGCATAAGATTTGTACGTGATGGCAATAAAAAATAAACAAGAACTGGTAAGACAAATAGAAGCTTATGGACTTAAACATAAGTTGGCCGAACTGGCTAGACGTGAGAAACAACGTAGGCCTTTTAGACATCTACCTAAACAATTTTCTAAGGGTATATTAATAGGCAACATAGCCATTGTGCCTAAGAAATACACAGGCACCCGATATGTGTATGTGATTGCAGATATGATGGAAGCCAAAATATTGTATGAACAAGTAAGTTTAAAACAGAGTGCAATTATTATTGCACATCATATTGCTGAGAACAAACCTGCACCTCAACAAGTAATAGATTTTGATACACATTTCACCAGTAAATTGTTTGAAATACAAAGTTCAAAATCAATGATCAAAGCGGCAGAAAAAGAACACAATGATGTACAAGCAGAAATATATCAACAGCGTTTAGATGATGCACACCGTCTAGCAGACGAATACAAAGCGAAAATACAGGATATTTTCCATTCGACCTTTGGAGGCTAGATAATAAATAACATAGTATGAACAGTTTAGAACTTACAAAACCAATTACAACAGAATCATTATTATCAGAGTTTGAATCAAGATTTAATCAAACTATGGATCTATCCAAGTTTACTAAAGAAGACCTGGAAGACACTGCTAATCACATAAGAACAAAAATACATAATATTACACAAAACACACACTTTGGTGAAGAACTGCAAGATGACGGGTATCAAAAAAATCAAATGATGCTTGACATCGTTAATCAAGCCATTAAAGAAAGAGAACAGACTAATGAAATCCTTCCAGCAGTAGGAGCCGCACTAGGTGGTGCCGCTAGAGTAGCAGGTGGAGCGTTAGCTAGAGGTGCAGGTGCAGTAGCAAAAGGAGTGGGCCGAGGTGTTGGTGCTATGGCTAAAAGTGCAGGCAAAGCCGCAGGCACGGCAATTGGTGGAGCAGTGAAGGACAAAATTATTGATCCAGTAGTAGACAAATTAGAAAAGGGTATGAACCTAACACCTGATGAAAAAAAAATTGCAGGCCAAGTAATAAAAGGTGAGTCAGTGAAAGAAGGTGTAGAAGAACAATCAGAATTAATATTAGCGGCCAAGGACATGATGGACAAAGTCACAGGTTACTTGGAAGATCTAGCATCAATGAAAACAGAAGGTATGCTAGAACTAGCAGACAGAATCAGAGACGAAATGGGTGCAGACAAAGCAGATGCATTCCTACAAAAAATCCAACCAGCGATTGAACAGGCAGAAGCAACTTTGACGACAACTAGACAAGAACTAGACAACGGTGTAAGAATATTGACCGGAGAAGAAGTTGCATCAGACCCTATGGGTGCCGATGACACGATGAACATGGATACAGATCTAGACTCACTGGACTCAGAAGCGGGAGAAGAGGACGATGAGTTTGGAGCCTCTGATGCAGAAGCAGGTGGCACAGAACCTGAAGGCAGAGAACAAAGAGAATCACGAGAAGTATTTGAAACTTCAAACAGAATTTACGGCAAACTAGCAGGAAAATAGTCCTGTGAGATTTTACGAATTTCAAAACAAAGATTTAGAATCAGCATTAGTAAACACTTTGTTGAATATGCAAGGTGATGCCAATGAAAAAGACAAAGCAACTGAAATAAGTTTTGATGCTGTGAAAAGCATTATGAACAACACAGGCTATCCTGCATTCAATTACGATGTGTTTAAAAGTATGTATGATACTGGTAATACTTTAAAAAATGTTGTTGCAGATTTTAATCAAGAAAAAATTGTAATAAAGACAGACAAAGAAGCAGAAGACGATCCAGAAATGGATTTTGACAATCAAGGTTCTACAGATAAAGTCAAGCAGATGGCCAAGTCTGCAATGAACCGTAGAAAATAAACCTAAATAATTATACAACATCATGAGCAAGACCTACTGTGCGAAACTCTGGAATCATCAATACATTCATATGAGTGGTAGTTTTAGATATTGCTGTGCCACAATGCACGACATTGTAGATAAAAAAAATAACCGTATCAACATTAATAATTCAAATCTAAAAAACACCTGGAACTCAAATGATGTCAAACAGACAAGATTAAAAATGATGCGTGGCGAAAACGTAGATGCCTGTGTGAAATGTGTTGAACAAGAATCAAGAGGTTACACTTCAATGCGTGAAACACAAGACATGCAGAAAAATTTTGCACTAACAAAACACGACGGGTCGGTAGATATCATGCCTACTTCGATGGAATTACACTTTGGCAATCTTTGTAATCTAAAATGTAAGATGTGTGGTCAACAATACTCTAATCAAATTGGTAAAGAACTATTGGAGATAGGCAAAACCAATAAAGACTTCTTGCAATGGGTTACCAAAGAAAGTGGAAATGTTAATATTTGGACAAACAATTTGTCTGTAGAATACAAATGGTTTCAAAATAAAAAAATAAAAAATAAACTTTTTGCCTATATAGCAGAGCATATTACTAGCCTTGTAGTAATTGGCGGTGAGCCTACTGTGATTCCAGAGTTCTGGGAGTTGTTTGAATATCTTGAACAAAAAAATACCTTGAAAAAATTAAGTGTAACACTGACAACCAATCTTACAAATGTAAATCCTAAATTGACCAATTGGCTACCTAAACTCAAAAGCTGGACTATATGGGCCAGTGTTGACGGATTAGACAAGCGTACTGAATACATTAGATACCCTAGCAACTTCAAAAAAGTCTGTGAAAATTTAAACTTCTATAAAAATATATTAGGAGACAACGGAGCAATTACTTTAAGTCCTGCAATACAACTATTGAACATTGATCAACTTGATGATATAATCAAATGGTGGATAGAATTTAGTGACGGCACACTTGGTGGCAAATTTAATATCTCCTGGATGGCGCAGGTACAATACCCAACAATTTGTAACTATGACATACTGCCAAAACAATACAAGGAACAGATTGCAAACAAGTTAGAATTATCAAAAGACCAATTCAAAAATATTGCTACGGTGGCACCGTTCTATGAAAATCAAATTAAAAATTTAAGATTAAACAATATGTCAACGGAAAAGAAAACGCATTTCCAACAAGCGTTTATAAGATATAATGATATGCAAGATAAACACAGAGGAAAAACAACCTGGCGGCAGTTATTACCAAAATTAGAAGAGGCTTTACAAAGTCAACAAACTAATATACAATAGTACAATGAAAATATCTGAAGATGTCTTAAAACACAAAGGCATCGCATACATTCAAAAATATCCATATAGTGAATTGTCTAAAGTTTCTAAAAATGGCAAAAGACATTATGCCACTCCAGACGGCCGTCAGGTACCAAGTGTGACAACAGTGTTATCGGCAACAAAAGATATGACGCATCTACACGCATGGCGTAAAAGAATTGGTGCAGAAAAAGCGGCTCAAATTACACAAGAGTCAGCAAACATTGGAACAGTGATGCACTCGTCGCTAGAAAAACATGTGAAAGGTGAAGCTAGAAAGCCAGGGTCAAATCTTATACATCAGAAAGCACATAAAATGGCTAATGTTATTATAGACAATGGCCTAAAAGATGTGAGTGAGGTTTGGGGATCTGAAGTTTCGTTACATTATCCTGAACTGTACGCAGGCACCACAGATTTAGTTGGCGTATATAAAGGTGCTCCTGCAATAATGGATTTCAAACAGGCTAGAAAATTAAAGAAAAAGGAATGGGTTGAAGACTACTATCTTCAGTTGGTTGCATACGCAGAAGCACACAACAAAACCTATGACACGCAGATAAAGACAGGAAGAATCTTTATATGCACACAAAACAATCAGTTTCAAACATTTGATATAGACAACTACGACCAATGGGTAGGCAAATGGTATGCTAAATTGGAACAATACTACAAGTCTATTCTCTAATAAATAACTGCAATATGCCTATAGTTCAGATATCTAGAATACAACACAGACGCGGTTTAAAGACTGATTTACCACAGTTAGCGGCTGGAGAATTAGGCTGGTCGATTGATGACCAAAAGTTATACATAGGAAATGGTACTGTCGCAGACGGTGCACCTGCTGTAGGAAATACAGAAATTATGACTGCAGGCAGTTCCGCATTTACAACAGCATTATCATACGTCTACAAAGGATACCTTGGAGATTCGACACCAATAGTAACAGGAGCATCTGGAGATGTATCGAGAACCATACAGGAAGTTTTAGATGACCATGTATCAGTAAAAGCGTTTGATGCTAAAGGAGATAATTCAACAGATGATACAGCGGCTATACAACGAGCATTAGACGAACTGTACTCAGACAGCACAGATCAAGACGATGTTAGAGCCAGAAGAGTATTATTTTTTCCTGCTGGTATATACAAAACTACTTCAGCTTTGACCATCCCGCCTTTTGCACATCTAGTTGGAGAAGGACTAGACAAAACAATTATTAGTAACACAGGAAACAGTGCAATTGCTGTAACAGAAGATGATGACGGAAATGGCTTTGGAAGTATTGGTGCTTCTAGTGCGACAACTCCTACACAAATACAGCTTGCAAATTTGACTTTCAAAACAAATTCACCACTAGGTGGTTTATCAATTGATTGTGCTAACAAAGTTTATATTAATCAATGTAAATTTTTAGGACCTTTTGATGCAGACTCTAGTAAAACAGATACGTCTGGTGACAAAGGAATTACTGTGCGATCACAATCTGGTCTTGCTTGTTCTAACATTGTGTTTAACCAATGTCAATTTGAAGGATTTGCTAGACTTATAGATTTAAGTTACAATGTAACAAATGTTAGATTTACAAACTGTGATTTTAGTAAAGCATACTATGGTGCGATTATTGGAGAACAAATGGATGGGTCAACCACAGGCTTTGATGTTGGTCCAAGAGATGTGCAGTTTCTAAGTTCCCAATGGTCAAACATTAGTAGACAAGCTATTTTGGTTGCACCTAAAACTGGGTCAACAGACAACATTGGACCTCGTAACATTATCAGTTATGGAAATTATTATGCAAAAGATATTGCTAACAATTTTGAAGGTACAGGATCAATTAATGAAGTTCCTGTAATACAATTTGACAACGACGAATGTACATCTATATTAGACTTTTTTGAAAGAACAGATCAAAGAGATACAAATTTTGCAGATTCAACTGCTCCTTCAAATGCACCGCCAGAAGTGCAAGGTATAGGCTTACACACAAAAGCAGTAAAACAGATTACACTATCAGACAACACATCGACGGCCACCGATACAGGAATATATCTTCCTGGCTTTAACGATAAAGGTGTCAAAATTACTTACAAAATAGATAGAGGCACAACATACAGAACTGGAGTGTTTACTATCAGTGCCGCTGGCGAATTTTGTTCCTTCAATGATGAGTTTGAAGAAAGTAACGGAACTGTTGGTGTAACTTTATCTGCCAAAACTTCTGATGGTGACTCAACTGCTGGTAACGATACTATCAGAGTTCAATACACAACCACATCAGCATCTAGCACAGATGCCACAATGGAATATCAAATACAAATACTAGTATAAACAACTTTATGTTGTTGATAAATGATTTCAATCCTAGTGCAAATTTTCTACAAGCACTCGACTGTGAGACATTTTATACCACAGGATCTAAACAAAACAGCTTACAAGATATAACCCAACATATAATTGAATGTGTTACTATAAAGCAGGATATTCAATATGTTGTGATACCTCTTCCGTATGCACAATCTTTAAAGCTGGCCACTGTAGAAGAGAATGAAATAAGTGTTGAACAGAGCTGGCAAAAAATATTCTCACAGATAATCACTTTATCTTCTTTTTTAGACGCAAATAATGTAAAATATTTGATGTTTGATATGTGTAATAATTTTGAATATCAACACATCAAAGGCCTGAAAGGATTTGAAAAATTAAAATTGATCAATGACAACAAAAATATCATTAATTTGTTTGAATTTTGTGGCAATAAATTTATGTATGATCAATTACCAGCAGATGAGCAAAAGAATATAGACGCATATATGTGGCAACATCATCAAGACGAGTATAAGTCTCTTGAAAATTATCTAATAGACTACTTAAATCGCAAGTTGTGATAAATTAATTCGTAGACAAAAAAGTTTTTTTATCATAATATTAGTATAAAATAAAAAAGCAAAACGACAACCTTATTTTGTTCGAATGACACATGACAAAAAACAACAAATTCAATATAAACTTACATTTAGATAAATATGGATACACAAAAGACAAAAATCAAAACAAAAAATATTAAAGGTATAATGACAACAACCAACTCGAGTACGATTAAAGTTCAAAAAAGAGATGGTAGGCAAGAGCCTTTAGATATCAACAAAATTCATTTCGTAGTTGAGGAGGCCTGTGAAGGTTTACCTGGAGTGTCAGCATCACAAATTGAGATGAATGCCAACATTCAATTCTATGATGGCATGACCACTAAGGACATCCAAAATGTTTTGGTAAGATCTGCCAATGACCTAATAAGTTTAGATGCACCTAACTATCAATTTGCGGCGGCAAGATTGTTATCCTATGATGTTAGGAAAGAAGCACACGGACAATATGAATACATTCCTTTAGTAAAGTTAATTCTTAGAAATATTAGGCTAGGCGTTTATGATAAAGGTATTGTTGAAAAGTATTCTAAAACTGAATTAAAAAAATTAAACACATGGATCAAAAGAGATCGCGATTTAAATTTCACATATGCAGGACTTAGACAAGTTGTAGACAAATATCTTGTGCAGGACAGAAGCTCAGGACAAATCTATGAAACTCCACAAGATATGTATATGATGATTGCGGCAACTTTGTTTGCTGATTACCCAACTAAAACAAGGATGACTTATGTTAAAAAATATTATGATGCAATCAGTATGTTCAAGATCAACATACCAACGCCTGTTATGTCTGGTGTTAGGACTCCTATTCGCCAGTTTGCTAGTTGTGTGCTCGTTGACAGTGACGACACTCTACCTAGTATTTTCTCTAGTGATATGGCCATTGGGTTATATGTTGCTAGGCGTGCTGGAATTGGTATCAACGCAGGCCGCATCCGCGGGATTAATTCAAAAATAAGAGGCGGCGAAGTACAACACACAGGTGTGGTTCCTTTTCTTAAAAAGTTTGAATCCACTGTGAGATGTTGTACACAGAATGGTGTACGTGGCGGTAACGCAACTGTACACTTTCCTATTTGGCATCCTGAGATTGAAGACATATTAGTTTTAAAAAATAATAAAGGCACAGAAGACAACAGAGTAAGACGTATGGATTATTCTATACAGATATCTAAATTGTTTTATGAAAGATTTATGAATGAAGAACAGATTAGTTTGATATCTCCACATATGGCTCCTGGTTTGTACGACGCTTTTGGCACAACAGATTTTGATGATTTGTATCTAAAATACGAACAAGACAAAACTATTCCAAAGAAAAAAGTATCAGCTCAAGATTTGTTTTTTGACTTACTAAAAGAGAGAGCAGAAACAGGACGTATCTATATTATGAATATAGATCATGCAAATTCACACAGCAGTTTCAAAGACAAAGTTTCTATGTCAAACTTGTGCCAAGAAATTACATTACCCACGACTCCTATTCAACACATTGATGATGAACAAGGAGAAATAGCACTTTGTATTCTTTCCGCGGTTAACGTGGGTACACTAAAAGATGTCACAGAATTAGAAAACTTATGTGATCTTAGTGTACGAGCACTAGATCAAATAATAGACTATCAAGATTATCCTGTAAGAGCCGCTGAAGTTTCAACTAAATCAAGACGTAGTTTGGGTATTGGTTACATTGGACTTGCACATTATCTTGCCAAGAATGGAGTTAAATATTCAGATCCAAAGGCTTGGGAACTTGTTGACAGATTATCTGAAGCGTTTCAATATCATTTGCTTAGAGCAAGTTGCACATTGGCTGAAGAAAAAGGCAAGTGTGAAGGATTTGAAAGAACCAAATACGCAGATGGTTTGTTACCAATAGATCATTACAAAAAAGAAGTAGACGAAATAGTAGTTCACAAACAAAGACAGGCTTGGGAAAGTTTAAGGAAAGATATTGCAAAGCATGGACTAAGACATTCAACATTATCAGCACAGATGCCTTCTGAAAGTTCTTCCGTTGTTAGTAACGAGACCAACGGCATTGAGCCACCAAGAGCATTGTTATCAATCAAGAAAAGTAAAAAAGGACCTTTGAAACAGATAGTACCAGGCTTTCCTAAACTAAAAAACGATTATACTTTGTTGTGGGATATGCCAAGCAATGAAGGTTACATCAATGTTGTTGCAATGATGCAGAAGTATTTTGATCAAGCCATATCAGGTAATTGGAGTTACAACCCACTACAACACGAAAATAACGAAGTGCCTCTGTCAGCAATGGCTCAGGACATGTTGACTACTTACAAGTATGGTTGGAAAACAAGTTACTATCAAAACACATATGATTTCAAAGGTGAAGAAGAGGAAGTACAACCAGCAGGTTTAAGTGCGGTAGTTGAAGATGACGAAGGTGAAGATGTTATATTAGAGCCTGAAAACACAACAGTTGTTAACGGTGTAAATGGTCATTCTAAGATAAGTACAACCGCAGACGACGAAGGCGAGTGTGAAGCCTGCACAATTTAACAATAGAAAAGAATATGACAAAAACTGTTTTTAATCAGAACAATATCAATTTCTCTAAAGAGCCTATGTTTTTTGGTGCTGATCAAAATGTGCAACGATATGATGTATTCAAACATCCACAGTTTGACAAATTAAATCAAACAATGCTTGGATACTTTTGGAGACCTGAAGAAGTGTCTTTACAAAAGGACAGAGCAGATTATCTTACGTTCAGACCAGAGCAAAAACACATATTCACAAGTAATTTAAAATATCAAACATTATTAGATAGTGTGCAAGGCAGAGGTCCAAGTTTGATGTTTTTGCCATATGTTTCAAATCCTGAATTAGAAGGTTGTATAGTAACTTGGGACTTCTTTGAAACAATACACTCAAGAAGCTACACACACATTATTAAAAATGTATATCCAGATCCAGTAGAAGTATTTGACACAATATTAAATGATAAAGAGATTATTAAAAGAGCGAAGTCTGTTACAGAGAACTACGACAAGTTTGGTAAAATGGCACTGGATTATGCCGCAGGTAAAAAAGTAGACATAATTGATCTTAAACGTCAATTGTATCTTGCAATGATGACTGTAAATTTACTAGAAGGTTTGAGATTTTACATTTCATTTGCTTGTACTTTTGCATTTGGTGAACTTAAACTTATGGAAGGATCTGCAAAGATACTTTCACTTATTGCTAGAGATGAAGCAACACATTTAAACTTATCCACACACGTGATTAAGGCATGGCAAAAAGGTGATGACCCAGAAATGACCAAAGCAATGAAAGGCACAGAGAAGACAGTAATACAGATGTTCAAAGACTGTGTTGAAGAAGAGAAAGCATGGGCAAAACACCTATTTAAAGATGGATCTATCATAGGACTTAATGAAAGACTACTAGGCTCATATGTAGAATGGACAGCAAATAAAAGATTAAAAGCACTAGGCTTTGATCCTCTATACGACATTCCAGCATCACAAAATCCATTGCCTTGGACCACACACTGGTTGAGTTCAAAAGGTATGCAGGTGGCTCCGCAAGAAACAGAAGTAGAAAGTTATATTGTGGGTGGCATCAAGCAAGACGTCAAAAAAGGCCAATTCAGTAAATTTAAATTATAATACGAGCAGTTTTCTACTGCTATAAATACTGTTACAATGCCAAGAATATCAAGACACAATGACCTAGCTAAAACTGGACACGCTTGTTCAACAGTGGCACCGGTGAGAGCATCTCAATTCACAGTGTTTGCCAATGGCAGAGCTGTGCTTAGACCTGGAGATAAACTTAAACCACATAAAATTCTTGTGGCACCACCAAAGCGTTGTGTAGGTCATAAAGCAAAAGTAAAAAGAGGATCACGTAGCGTATTTGCACAAGGAATACCTGTGGCCAGAGTGGGTGACAAAGCCGACTTTGGTGCAATGAAGCAAGGATCATTTACTGTTTTCGCTGGAGGATAACAATGGCAAAAAAAGGACTAAAGTCATTAGCAGAATCAACTCCTAATTTTTCCAATCAGGCACTAGAAAATGCTGTGAGCGATTTAAGAATTGGTTGGGTAGCCAAGTCAATTGATTTAGATACAGCAATTACTGACAGTGCTGTTCTTACAGATTCACAGAAAAACGATCTTAAAGACACAATTAACAATGTCCCTCATTTAAACGCAGGTAGATATCTTAACGATTTAGTACGACACACAGCATCCATTATAGATGGATCCATAATGCCATTAGATACAACAATAGTTAATCCTGAGCCAGGAAGTTTTTTAGAAATATTACAGCTAGTTCAAACTTTACAAACTTTAATTCCTGATTTGTTTGGGGTTACTCCAGAAGAAAAAAGTCGTGGTGTAAATGATCATTTGGGCACTTTAAATAATATCTTTCTTGAAACTGAAGATAGTTCAGATCCTGTTTTCACTTCATTGAAAAGTTCTTTTACATTTATTGACAATGCAAGTCTTGCCACAGACACCACTTATCAAACAGCAATAGATGATCTTAAAAATTTTATAGTTGGCCTGTCTGGAGACAGCACAGACTTTCAAACAAGTTTAGACAACAGAGCCGCAACACTGGCCACAGCACAAACAAACTTTAACAATGCACTAGCAAGTGAGCCATATCTTACAAAAAGAACACAAATTATTACTGACAGAGAAAAAATTAACACACAGGTAAATTTAGAGAACACTAACCTAAACGATATAAGAACATATTCGGATACACTTACAGATAATCTTAGTTTCACTTCGTTAGCAGAAGATTCAGGCCTACGTAAATTAATGTCAAATGTTGCACAGAACGCTAATTGGCAATCTTATTTTAACAACTATGAACAAAATGAGGAAAATCTTAACCCTCTATATTCAACAGATGACGACTCATCAAAAGAAAATATAATAGATTTAGTACTACGAACAAGAGGCTTACCTGATGTTGTGGATCCATTAGATCTTGATGCTGTGATAGACAAAGCCAGACGTGACAGTCGTATTAACACTCAAAATTTTGATTCTTTTCGCATTGATAAGCAGATTGAAGAATGTTGTGTACAACTTGGTATAAAAACTTTTGGAAATGTTTACAATCAAAGTCAGCGTTTATTGGACAATCTAAATCAAAGAGATAGAGATATTGTTCAAGAACAGCTGAATCTTAACGAAGACGCAGATACTATCAGTTAGTCTTTTGTTTTTTCTTGCCAGCACCCATATAATGTTTGCTTGGTTCGTAGTCCCATTTTTTTCCATGGTGGCCACGTACATCAGCGTAGAACATTCTAAGTCTTACTAGCATTTTGATTAACGGGTTGTGCGTTACTTTCATTATCTTCCAAGTTTCTTCTTTCTACCAAATGGTAATTTTTGCTCTTTGACAAACTCCTCCCCGCCTTTTGTCATCCACTCAATAGTTACCATTTTTGCTTTAGAAGACCCTTGAAATGACTTGATTGCCTTTTTCAAAGACAATGCTTCTACTTCTTTAGTTTCTGTTCCGTCATCAAATTTAAAAATTCTCATCTTGGGCATATATCTAATTTAGCACAGACTTGACAAAAGGTCAATATTATGCTTAAATATTATTGTATACGTTGAAACATTTGGAATAAGCGTTACGGACGTCGGGGCAGTACCGACCACCTCCACCATACTAGGATTGGTGGCTTATGTAATCCCTTCCGGGGGTGAACTAGGATCGACGGATGTGTAAAGAAATGTGGAGTATGCCCAGTTGGTTCGAGGTAACGGCCAGTTTTTAAATGCAAACACAAAAGCATTAGGATTTGCTGACTTAACAGTTGGTATGTCTGAACTGAGATTAGCGGCCTAGTCCAATAATTTCGGGGAGTGGCCCACCTGGCAACAGAACGGGCCGTAAAATTATGTGGAAAATGGTAATTATAATCTGTGCTGTTGGTGGACAATGTTTGCCTTTTCATGAAGAGACAAATCAAATCTACAAAGATCAAGACACGTGTCTAGCACTTGCAGAAGACAAAGCTGAGATAATGATGTCAGAAGCTATGCAAATGCGGATACCGTTGACTTCAATAGAAGGTACCTGCATTGAAGATCCTACTTCAAAACCAATTTAATCTATAAAGTACCAGTTCTTACTTGACAATGAAGGTTTAAATAATATTGTCAAGGGGAAGCAAATGTTTACACTCGCTCAAAAGCGAACAAACTACTGGTCGAAGATCAGAAAGAAGGCACCTAAGGTGCCAGACATTACCTGCCCTGCGATTGACGATGTGCTAAATCAATTGGAAAAACTTGTTGGTAAAGAACTACATAAAAGAAAATACAAAGCCTTTGAACGCAAACTAGAAAAATTACGCCGTGAAAATGAACGTTTACGTGATTGTGGAGTATATTGGCACGATGCTTGCAAAGAAGCTGTAAGAGATCTAATTGGCAAAAAGAAAACACGTTGACCAATACGTTAATTTAAAGTAAAATATATAAATGTCAGAAATTGAAAACAGGCCTATCTGTGTGAATAAAGGTTGTTCTCGGCCTGTGTGTTTTAGTGCTACATACAAAAGTGGTGCGAAAAGATGGAGACCAGTATGTTATGTTTGTCATGAAGCCTCATATGGAGCAAGGCAACTAGACGAAGGTGTGGTCGCAGTGAAAAAATTATATTGTGAAAACATGGATGGCAGATTTGGGTACGCCTGTACAGCAACAATTCCTTATCCTGGTGCTTTAGAACTAGATCATATTGATGGTGATAGATGTCATAATGTAGAAGAAAACATTCAAACTATTTGTAAGGTATGCCATTCTTACAAATCACACAAAAATAATGATTACAAAAAAAATAGAAATGCCGCTTAACTGCTTTTACAAATGTAAAGTTACCAAAAATAATAAAACAGATGTATATCATTATGGTTATATGACTTGGAAAAGTATCTTGCAAGATGTTAAAAACTATTATAAAGATGGTGCAGACGCTGTGGAACTAGAAATGATATCAAAAAAAAGTTTTGATAAAAGGATGAAACCATATTGTGGTTGACACTTTGTTGGTAATTTTTTACAATATATAATGAAAGAATTTAAATTAAACATTAAAGTTGGTGACCTGGTTGAAGTTGGCAGATTTAGAAATGTGCAGACCAAAATTAAATCTATAGAAATAGATCAACACGGACAACCTGTGCTGGTTACAAGTAAAGGCAAAAAGAAATTATTGAGTTGTAGGTTAGTTAAACTGCATCCTGGATCCAAGACGCCAAAACAAATACTAATGGAAAAACGTAAATGAATAGTTTTGAATTACTATCAATAGTATTTTGTGTTATTTTTGCTGGCTGTATGATTGCGTATGCTTACAGGAAAACTAACAAAAAAAGTAAGAAAAGCAAAGCAAAATCACGGAAAAAATGGTCCTGGACACTATAGGTTGACACTATACCAAATCTAATATATAATGGTAAACATCAAAGGCGAGCATTGGGTAGACAGATGCGTAGACACTCATTTGTAACTTCCAACCTTACTCCCGTTTAGGGATATGCATTTTGTATAGCGGAGGCTGGTGACAGGCTAAACCGCGAGACTACGTAGATCTGTTCCAATGCTAGGCCTTTTATAATATGAGCAAAACAAAAGCACTACTTGAAGGATTAGGAAACATTGTAAGAAAGCCCAGCACTTTCAGAGAAGAAAAATACGATTCCTACACAAACAGATTTTATATCACACAACATTCATTTCACAAATTACCAGCCAAATACGACAAAGCCAAACGTCATAAGGACGAAGATAGTTTTGAGTATATAAAGATAGATCGTGTGTATGGCGGATTGTATGAACAGCAACTACATCAAGCAGACGGAACCATATACAAAGGCAAACTGCACAAAAAAAGAAGACTGGTAACAAATAAAGATAATACTGGAGAACAAGATAATTTTTATAGTAGATGCATAGTCACAGCAGATGGTAGATGGTTTGACAATGGCGGTATGCCTATTGAAGCACCAACTAAACTAGAACCAGAAAAAGTTAAAACTCCTGAAGAGATTGAAGAAGAGGAAGAACAAAAATTGGAAATAGCTAAACGTAAAGAAGCAGAGATACTGGCGAAATTAAAATGACACCATTAGCAAAACAATTTTCACCTAGTAAAAAGAGACTTATGGATAATGCTTTCCGAATGATGATGAGTGCTGAAGATACATGGTTTAAAAATTACTGGACTAAAGTATATGTTCATCTCTGTAAGCAGTACAATAATCTCAACTAAATAATACTGTAACGCCACTACCAAGTGACGTCGGCATTAAGACGACCTGCTATTACCGTAAGGGAACACCGTAGAAAAGGGCCGTGCCGTGTGTGGGACTCTCCACTAGCATTTAAATTAAAATTGTTGTAAAATATGACTATGGAATTGTTATTATTTCTATTAGGTGTTTTTGGAGGTATATTTGCAGGACTAGTACCTGGCATTGGTGTCTTCACTGTGCTTGTACTATTGTATCCTCTTTTACTAGACTTGACAATCATCCAATTGTTAATATTGTACATTCCTATACTGAGCATAAGTCAATATATTGGTAGTGTGCCTGCACTTTATTTTAAGATACCTGGTGAGGCAACTAGTTTTATTGCAACAGAGTATGGACACGATCTTTTCAAAAAAGGCAATTATGACTTGATTCCTTTAACAGCAATAGGAAGTTTTGTGGCAACTGTCTTGTCTGCTGTGGTGATATTACTATTGCCTATACTTTACGAAAATATGTTTTATGGTGTATTGAAAACAAATTTTGTTTTTGCAATGATTTTGATCACAGGCGTATGTTTGGTTGCGACTGCCAAAAACAAGTGGTGGGTATCTATCTTATTAATTGTGTTTGGTTTATTACTTGGTAACATTGGTTTTAATGCATCAACAGGTAAATTTTTTGCAACATTTGGTATTGAATGGTTATCATATGGTATTCCAATTTTTCCTTTTGTGGTTGCAATCTATGTGATTCCAAACATTCTTAAACTAGATCAGAGTCAAATCACCTTTGACCATATCGACAATGCCTATAAGCAATCAGCAGTAAGTGTGAAAAAATATTGGACCAAAATGATTAATGGATCCATTATTGGTATGTTGTGTGGCTTTGTACCTATTATAGGAAAAATTGTTGGTGTATCTGCATCAAGGTCTTTGTATAGTAAAAATGATAAAGCCAGTGTGGTTGCCGCTGAGAGCAGTAATAACTCTAGCATCTTTACAGCAATGATCCCTTTGTTCTTATTTGGTGTTCCAATTACATTGGGTGAAATTCTAATCTACAATGTGGCTGAAACAAATTACTACAATCTCACACATCAATTTAAGGATATGCTTTCTTCTCCTACAATTCCTCTTATAATATTAGCAACTGGCCTTGTTGGCATACTTCTATCTTGGCCGTTGGCAAGATATTGTGCCCTTGTATTCAAACTGCCCATTAAACATTTGAAAAGTATTTTGCTGTC